CACCAGCTCGGACCGCCGGCTGAAAACCAACATCCGCGATTACAAGCTCTCCGGACCGATCATCGATCGCCTGAAGCCGCGCATCTTCGACTGGAAGAGCGGCGACAAGGACGGCGTAGGCTTCATCGCCCAGGAGCTGTACGAAGTCTATCCGGCGGCCGTGACCAAGGGCGACGACGACGCGAAGAAGATCCAGAAGACATGGGCCGTCGATTACTCGAAGCTCGTGCCGGTACTCGTGGCGGAGATCCAGGCGCTGCGCGAACGCGTGGCGGAACTCGAAAAGAAAAAACCATATCCCGGCCGGCACCGGCCGCACTCCCATGATCGACATACCCGAAAACATCGCGAGCCACCTGCCGAAGAACGCCATAACCGCCGCAAATTTCCTGTGGCTTTTGTGGTTCTTCGTTTCCCGCGCATTCAAAAACCTGAAGGCCGGCGGAGGCTGGTACGGCATCAAACAGGCGCTGCTTTTCGGCGACAAGACGCCCGACGCCAAGGCCGCCGACGATGCCCACGTGAAAGAGCATTTCAACAAGCGCGCCGCGCAAACCATCTCCCCGTTTCCACCCACCGAAAAACCATCCACATGATCACCGACGACATCCCACCCGCGCCTGATGCAGGCGCTCCCGCAGAACAAATCGTGCCGACCGCACTCCTTGCCATCGACGGCGCCGAACCAGCCGAAGGCGACGAAGTAGAATTCAAGGTGCGCGGCATCATCAATCGCAACGAAGGAGGAAAATCCTTCGTGAAGATCACCGCGCTCAACGACCAGGCGCTGCCGGAAGCCGCCCCGGAAACGCCCGCCGAGCCCAGCGAGGACGACGTGCGCGGCGCCGCAGAGAAAGCCGACGAGGAGGCTTACAACGCCTGATGCCACTCCACACGTTCACGCACGCAGACACCGGCGCAGAGATCGACGTGATCCTGCCGATCGCGGCGCTGCGCGACGAGCTCGTGTTTTTGCGCATACCCGGCACGAACCTCTTCATCGCGGAATTCGACGCGGACTACGCGCTGCGCTTCCACCCGAGCCAGCTCGCCGGCGTGAACGAGATCACCCTCAAGCGCGACCGCGTGCCGCAGCGCGTGCATACGCCGAGGATCGTGCAGAGCGCCTTCCAAGCGAACCGCGTGCTCCAGGGATACCGCGAGCTCGAGGACGCCGGCAAGCTGCGCAAATCGAGCTTCACCCCGGAACAGGTCAAACGCGCATGGGCAATGCCCGACAACGAAGGATAAACCAACATGCCAGCCCCTCTCACCATCGTGCGCCCGGCCCACGGCCCGACCGCCACGATCGCCGCGACCGAATACAACAACGAGACAATCGTCTCGGCGAACGTGCGCGACGCGACCACGATCCTCGAAGGCGTAGTGAAACTCGCCGGCCCCGGCGTGAGCGCGCCGCTCCTCGTGCCGCAGGCGAACGACCCGCGCCTAAGCGACTCGCGCCCGCCGACGCTGCACACCCACGTGCCCGGCGACATCACCGGCCTCGCCCCGCTGATCTTGGCCGCGCTCGATTCGCGCACCGTAGTGGGCAGCATCAACGTGGCGGCGCCAGGCATCCTCGCGATCCCGCTGCCGGCCGGCCTGCGCGCCGGCCTGTTTATCTTCAACGCGTCGAACGAGCCGACCGGATCCATCACGCAGGCGTACGCCTTCACGCTCGACTTTCTCGACTCCGATCTCGTGCACCTGACGGCGCCGCTCTCGATCACCGCGCGTATCTCGCCCGTGGATATACCCGCCGTGGGAGCGATGGCCGCGCAGATCAACGTAAACGTAAACTTCCCGAACACGTTCGTGACTTGGGCATTCATCAAACTGCCATGACACTCCTCGAAATCGCCCGTTTCTGCGCCGAATCGATCGGCATGCCCGACGAGCTCACGCTCAAGGAAGCAAAGAAATCCGTCCAGCAGCGCTGGAAGGCAATCTGGGACCACGCCGACTGGAAGCAGGCCCACCTCGAGGTGCTCGGCATCGTGCCGAAGAACACCGAGGAAGTGGAAATGCCGCCACAGGTCGAGCTCGTGAAGGCGATCCGCATCGGCGGAAATCGCGAATTGCTGCCTAGCAGCCAGATCACGCAGATCGGCGTGGATCCCGCCGGCATCGGCACGCCCGGAGGCACCTACGCCTTTTCCCCCGTGGCGAGGACCGCCGGCGGCGCCGTGTGCATCCGGCTCCACCGGCCGCTTTTGGAAGACCAGGAGATCCTGATCATCGCAAAGCAGAAATGCCCGGAGCTGCTGCTCGACGACGACAAGCCGCTCATCGCCGGCGCCGACCTTTGCCTGATCGCTTTCTGCAAGGGCGACCTGCTCGAGAGCATCCTGAAGGCCTACAGCAAAGCCGAGCGGCAATTCAACCAGGCGATGGCAATGCTGGCGAGCATGACCGCGATCGAAACCATCCAGACGGCGACGACGGTGCGCTTCGTGCCGGTCGTCGATCAAGGCGGATACTCCTCAGACGTCGACTGGCTCGTAAGCAAATGACGCTGCCACTCTTCAACGACGCGCTCGACGACACTCCCCAGAAAGAGGAGGAGCCCGGCTTCGCGCGCCTGAACACCACGTCGAACCCGGCGCAGGTGGCAGTCGGCACGCTCGCCCGCGCCATGAATGCGTGGATGGAAACGGACGGCCGCGTGAACACCCGCCCAGGCCGGCGCATCGTAAGCGACTCGCAATTCACGACCGGACAGGCGCTCGAGGCGATGCTCTACTTCGACACGCCGACAAAGGAAGCCGTGGTTTTTCCCGCCGGCCCGAACCTCTGGGAGATCGCCGGCGACACGGCGCCGCAGATCCCGACCTCGATCGCCGCCGGCCTGCTCCCGGCCGGCGAGTGGAAGGTAATGGCGCAGCTGATCGACCGCGCGTTCATCGCGAACTCGGTCAATCTCGCGTTTGCGCAGTGGACCGGCTCGGCATGGGTGACGGGAACCGTGACGGAATTTAGCAACGGCAACCCGATACCGCCCTTCCGCATCATCACCACGCACCGCTTCCGGCTTTTCGGCTGTCCGGAGAATTCGAATACCATCTACGTCTCGAAATTCCTGCAGGCGCACAACAGCGGCACCGGCGGAGATTGGGATCAGCTCGCGAACATCATCGTCGGCACCGGCAACGGCGACCCGTGCCGCGCCATGCTAAGCGGCCAGCAAAGCGACCTGATCGTGCTCAACGAGGCGACGTGCTGGCAGGTGGACGCCAGCGCGCTCGATCCCGCCGATTGGGAAATCCGCAAGCTGACCGGCGTGGCCGGCTGCGTGGCCAGGCGCACGGCCGTTTTCGTGGGGCAGGACGTGTATTTTCTCAGCCGTTACGGTCTAGTGACGCTCGGCTCACTCGTGACGCGTGACACGATCTCGCCGGCAGACACACTCTCGGCACCGGTCAACGACGTGATCGAGCGCGTGAACTGGAACGCCGTGGCGAACGAGCGCGGCGCCAGCTGCACCGTGTGGCGAAACCTGATCCTGCTCGCCATACCCGTCGACGGCGCAACGGAGGCGAACCGCGTGCTCGCGTACAACGTGCTCACGAAACAATGGGTTTCCGAGTGGGAATACTCCGCGCAGCCCAGCCTCGAGGTATGGGGCCACGCCTGCCTGACCCGCTTCGGCGGAAAGCAGGAAACGCTATGGGCGCTGATGGACGGATTCATCACCCGGCTCGACGAGAGCTACGTGCAGGACGACAACCCGGCCGGCAGCGAGGACATCGCGACATGGGTGCGGACGCGCGCCATGTGGTTTGAGCTGCACGAGGCGCAGAAAAAGCCCTTCACCCTCGAGCTCGAATTCAACCGCTCCGGCGCCTCCGGCGTATCCGTGCTATTCGTGCCCGACGACGAGGTGTCTTACCCGGAGATCGCGATCAACAAATGCCGCATCATCGCGACCGGCCAGAGCGTGACGGCGTTTCTGAAATTTCCGCTCACGCTGCCTTTCACCTTTTCCTCGCAGTACACCCGGCGCCGCGCGTGGCACATCCGCGACCAGGTGAACTTCCGCGAGGCGCAGATCATCATCCATTGCCCGCGCGGAAACTTCGGCCTGCGAAAACTCACGATGGCCGCATGGGTAAACCCGCCGATCATCCTGCGACCCACCATCGAGAACAACGTACCGGCCGACAGCACCATTTAACTCGGAGAACACGAACATGGGAATATTCAAATTTGGCTCTAACTTCACGCCGTTCATCGGCAAATACGTCGCCGCGCTCGATGGCAAGAAACCAACGGCACCCGGCCAGTCGGACGCCGAGATCGCCCAGCTCGCGGCCGAGAAGAAAGCCCGCGTGGACGCTGAAGGCGAGGAGATCGCCCGGAAGCGCGCGATCGAGGCCGATGAAGCCGCAGAGAAGGCGCAGATCGCGCAACAACTCAAGGACGCCAAACGCGCCGAGCAGCTCGCCGCCTACCGCGCCGGCCGGCCGCAGCCACCCGTGACCACGCCCGGCGGACCGGACGCCGTGCCAGGCAAAACACTCTACTCGCCGCAGGCCGCACTCGCCGCCGGCGTGCCTTCGACCTTCGGCGCACTCGGACCGGCGAACGGCCCCGTGCGCGGACTCTCCGGACAATCGCTCAACGCGCTGCTCGAAAGCCTCGCGGCCGCTCCCGCCGCGAAAAAATAAAATGGCCAAGCCGACCACAATCCAGATCGCCGCATTTTTGAAGCGGCACCTCGCGGCGATGCGTGACACCTCGCGCGAGATCCTGCTGAGCGTGGTCGAATGGTACACCCGTGTGGGCATCTGCGGCGTGATGCGCGTGGACGGCCGCATCGTGACGGTGGCACTCGGCCGCTGCGTGCGCTCGGTCGAACAGGCGGAGGCCGACCCGTGGAGCAACGACGAGAGCGGTCAAATAATTTGGGTTCAACACATCGTGAGCAAGCACCCGGCCGGGCTCGGCGTGCTGCTCGCGCAGGCATTGCAACGCTTCGGACGACGAGAGGCATTTGCAGGCCGCGTGTTCCTTCGGAATGGCGAGCTCCGCATGCTGCCGTGGGACGTCGTGGAAAGATTGTTCGCCGAAAATAACCCGTACTTCCATGAGCAGTGTCGAAAAATCGCCAGCACCTGATTACGCCGGCGCGAACCGCGAAGCGGTTTACGCTGACTTTGAAACGTTGCCGATGCGCAACAAAATCGACGCGGCCGCACGCCTCGGGCAGAAGGTCGACTACATCGACCCACGCACCGGCGAGTGGACGACGGCCGACTTCTCCGGCATGGGCGACTCCATCTACGCGAAGCAGGCCGCCGACCTCGCCGTCGACACCAACGAGCGACTGCAACGCGGCCAGCTCGATCTGCGCCAGGAGCTGATCGAGGATCCCGTGACGGGAAAGTTGATGACGCGCGGCGAGCAGAACGCCCTCCAGACCGCACGCGAAGTCGAGGCCACCGACCCGAACGCATACAAGGCGAGAAACGACCTGACCGGCCGCGTGATGGGCGACCTCAACGCACCGACCGACAAGGTCGGCGCCGACCAATCGCTGAGCCGCTACGCCGACCTCGCCGATGCCGTGCGATCGCCCGGCTACGATTCCCGCTTCGGCGAGATTTACGACCTCGCGAAAAATCCCGTGCGAGATGCGACGACCGAGGCGCTCGGCCAGCAGCTCGAGGGAGCGATGGCGGAATATTCCCTCGGAAACAAACTCAGCGATCGCGAGCGCTCCGACGTGGAGCAGCAGGCCCGCGCAAGCATGGCCGCGCGCGGCAACATGCTCGGCGACGCCGCCGCCTACCGCGAGGCCTCGGAAGTGGGAGCGGCCGGCGACGCGCGCAAGGCGCAGCGACTGCAGGCGCTGCTCGGGATCCAGAACCAAGCCTTCGGCCAGAACAGCCAGCTGCGCGACCAGCAGACGCAGCGCTTCGGACAGTTGGCCGGCCTCGTTTCCTCCGACGTGGCGCAGGGACAGCAAGGCTACCAGAACGCGATGAATTCGCTGCAGACCGCCTCCGGCCTGCGCCAGGGACAGACCGCCGAGGACCGCGCCACCCGCGCGGAAAACTTCGGCAAGGAGCAGCAGAAACTCTCGAACGCATCGTCATTTATTCTCGGCCAGCCGATCACCAATCAATTCGGAGCGCTGACGGCCGCGCAGAACGGCGCCGTGGGACAAGGCCAGGTGAACTACCAAGGCGTGAACCGCGTGGCGGATCCCGGCGCAGCCGCCGGCAACATCTACGGCCAGCAATCGCAGCTCTACCAGCAGAGCCGCCAGCTCCAGCAGGATCAGAATAACCAGTGGATGCAGATGGCCGGATCGGTCGCCGGCGGCGCCGCCGGCATGATGATGTAACTAACAATTAACTACAGGAGAACCACAACATGGCAGGCATCGGCGACGGATTCACCCAGGGACTCTCACTCGGCATCGCCGCGCGCGATCGCAAGAAGCAGCGCGAGCAGGACGAGGCGCGCATGACGCTCGAGGCCGCCCGGTACAAGAACCAGCTCGAGGCACAGAAGGCGCTCCAGGACGAGCAGCTCAAGCAGCACGCGGAGGAGCGCAAAGCCGATCGCGAATTTCAGGCGCAGCGTGACGCGGCGCAGAGCACCGCGCGCTTCGCCGAGCAGGACAAGGCACTGCAGGCCGACGCCGCGCGCGAAGCCGCCCGCCTGAAGTCACACGACAACGATGTCGCGATGACCCGGCTCGGAAACACCCTCGGCAATTTCAGAAAAACGGTGGCGGCGTACAAACCGCCGATGGCGCGACTCGTGCGCGACGTGGATCCAAACGATCCGACCGCCGGGAAATACAGCTACGACGTGCCAATCGAAGAAGCCATGCAGCCGAAGCGCGCACCCGCCGATCCCTACGTTTCACCCTACGCGAAGGATATTTCGGACGCCGAGGGACAGATCGCCCAAAACAACGCCGCCCTAGCCGAAGGTGACAAG